GAATTAGCATATAGAGTACCAGCTAGTAAATTTACAAGGAAGAAAATCACATCGAACGAACAGCTCGAAGATATACAAGGATTAGACACAACTATTGATTGGAAAAACACTGGAGATAATAGTTATGATGGGGAAAAATTAGCACTATTAGTTCACGATGAATCTGGTAAATGGGAAAGACCTGATAATATATTAAATAACTGGAGAGTTACAAAAACATGTTTACGACTAGGTAGTAGAATAGTTGGTAAATGTATGATGGGCTCAACTTCAAATGCTTTAGACAAAGGAGGTGATAATTTTAAAAAACTATATAATGCATCAGATGTCACTAAACGAAATAGAAATGGTCAAACAAAATCTGGTTTATACTCTTTGTTTATCCCAATGGAATGGAACTACGAAGGATTTATTGACGAGTATGGAATTCCAGTATTCACTACTCCTGACAACGATGTGTTTGCCCCAGACGGTGAATTAATAGACATAGGCGTAATAGATAGTTGGCAAAATGAAGTCGATGGTTTAAAAGATGATCAAGATGCTTTAAATGAATTTTACCGTCAATTTCCTAGAACTGAAGAGCACGCGTTTAGAGATGAGACTAAAAATTCTATTTTTAATCTTGTTAAAATATATGAACAGATAGACTATAACGAAGAAATGTCTAGAACCCTTGGGATTACAACTGGAAATTTTCAATGGGTAAATGGAGTAAAAGACACTCAAGTTATATTCTATCCAGATCCAAAAGGTAGATTTAAAGTTAGTTGGGTTCCACCTTCTGGTTTACAAAATAGAGTGGTACTTAAAAATGGTATTAAATATCCTGGTAATGAACACATGGGAGCGTTTGGTTGCGACTCTTATGATATATCAGGGACCGTAGATGGAGAAGGATCTAAAGGAGCATTACACGGCTTAACCAGGTTTAGTATGGAGGACGCTCCTGCGAATAGCTTCTTTTTAGAATACTTATCAAGACCACCTACGGCAGAGATATTTTTTGAAGATGTGTTAATGGCATTAGTATTTTACGGAATGCCAATATTAGCGGAGAACAATAAACCTAGATTATTGTACTATTTAAGAAGAAGAGGTTATAGAGGATTTAGCATGAATCGACCTGATAAAGTTTGGAATAAATTATCAACAGCGGAAAAAGAAGTAGGTGGTATACCAAACTCTAGCGAGGACATAAAACAAGCTCATGCTGCAGCTATTGAAATGTATATACAAGACCACGTTGGCATGAAGCAAGATGGAACATTTGGAGACTTATACTTCAATGAATTGCTAAATGATTGGAGTAAATTTGATATAAACAAAAGAACAAAGCATGATGCGTCTATAAGTAGTGGTTTAGCTATAATGGCAAACAATAGACACTTATACGCACCAAACGTAAAGGTTGAAAAACCTAAATTAAACATAAATATATCCAGATATAATAATGCTGGATTTAATTCACAAATAATTAAATAATAATATGGCAGAGTCTGGCATTAAAAGTTATTTTCCTAGTCAAACAGTAAGTGACGCTGAAAAGTTAAGTTATGAATACGGTTTAAAAGTAGCTAAAGCTATAGAAACCGAATGGTTTAATAATGATAGAAATCTTAGCAAATATAGAACAAATTATAATAATTTTCATAATTTAAGATTATATGCTAGGGGAGAACAATCTATACAAAAATATAAGGATGAGTTATCTATAAATGGTGATTTGTCCTATTTAAATTTAGACTGGAAACCTGTTCCAATTATTTCTAAATTTGTTGATATTGTTGTTAATGGTATTGCTGAAAGAACATATGACATAAAAGCATTTTCTCAAGATACTTATGGCATGAAAGAAAGAACTGATTATATGGAATCAGTAATGGCAGATATGGAATTTAAAGAGTTCGATCAGTTTGCAGAGGAAAATTTTGGTATTAACACTAGGGAAAGCAAGGAAGAAAATTTACCAGAAACTACTGAGGAACTACAATTACATATGCAGCTTAATTATAAACAAGCTGTTGAAATTGCCGAAGAACAAGCATTATCAGTATTAATGGAAGGTAACGATTACGAATTAATTAAAAAACGTTTTTACTATGATTTAACTGTTCTTGGTATAGGTGCTGTAAAAACTTGTTTTAACACGTCTGAAGGCGTGACAATAGATTATGTTGATCCTGCTAATTTAGTTTATTCTTATACTGATTCTCCTTATTTTGAAGATATATATTATGTTGGTGAAGTAAAGTCTATTCCAGTAAATGAATTAGCAAAACAATTTCCTCATTTAACAGAAAGTGATCTTGAGGATATTATGAAAAATAAAACATTTAATAGAAATAACCATACCACAAGATATTCTTCAACAAAAGAAGACAATAACACTATTCAAGTTTTATATTTTAATTATAAAACTTATATGAATGAAGTTTATAAAATAAAAGAAACTGGAACTGGCGCTGATAAAATCATACCTAAAGATGATACGTTTAATCCACCAAAAGATATGGAAGGCGGTTATTCTAGACTGTTAAGATCTATAGAATGCCTATATGATGGCGCTATAATACTTGGTACTGATAAATTACTTAGATGGGAAATGTCTAAAAATATGATGCGTCCTAAAAGTAATTTTACCAAAGTAAAAATGAATTACGCTATAGTTGCGCCTAGAATGTATAATGGTAAAATTGATTCTTTAGTAAAACGAATAACTGGTTTTGCTGATATGATTCAGTTAACACACTTAAAATTACAACAAGTGTTGTCAAGAATGGTTCCTGATGGTGTTTATTTAGACGCAGATGGTTTAGCTGAAGTTGATTTAGGTAATGGGACAAATTACAACCCACAAGAAGCCTTAAATATGTTTTTCCAAACTGGTTCTGTAATTGGTAGATCATTTACAAGTGAAGGTGATATGAATCCAGGAAAAGTGCCTATTCAAGAAATAACATCTGGATCTGGTGGAAACAAAATGCAAGCTCTTATTGGTAATTACAATTACTATCTACAAATGATAAGAGATGTAACTGGTCTTAATGAGGCTAGAGATGGTAGTTTACCAGATAAAAATGCTTTAGTGGGAGTTCAGAAATTAGCGGCGGCAAATAGTAATACAGCAACAAGGCATATATTACAAGCCGGTTTATACTTGACGGCTGAAACAGCAGAATGTTTATCACTTAGAATATCTGACATATTAGAGTATTCTCCAACTAAAGACGCGTTTATACAAGCTATAGGTGTTCATAACGTCGCTACTTTAGAAGAAATATCTAAATTACATCTTTATGATTTTGGTATATTTATCGCTTTACAACCAGATGAAGAAGAAAAAGCTATGTTAGAAAATAATATACAAATGGCACTTCAACAGCAAAATATAGAATTAGAAGACGCTATTGATCTTAGAGAAATTAAAAATATTAAACTTGCTAATCAATTACTAAAAATTAGACGTTCTAAAAAACAAGAAAGAGATAGGCAATTACAATTGGAAAATATTCAGGCTCAAGCACAATCCAATACACAAGCTGCTCAAGCCGCTGCTCAAGTTGAAGTACAAAAAGATCAAGCGTTAACACAAAGTAAATTACAGTTAGAACAAGCTAAATCTCAAATAGAATCTCAAAAAATGCAACAAGAAGTTATGTACAAAAAAGAATTAATGGCGTTAGAGTTTGAGTATAACATGCAGTTAAAGAGTGTGGAGGTTGATGGCATGAAAGAAAGAGAAAAACAAAAAGAAGACAGAAAAGACGAAAGAACGAAAATACAGGCTACACAACAATCAGAGATGATTGAACAAAGAAATAGTGGAAAACCACCTAAAAACTTTGAGTCCGCAGGTAATGATATATTAGGCGGAGGATTTGATTTAGGAGCGTTTGATCCTAGTTAGAATTATTAATTATTATTATATTATATTATGGAAGAAAAATTAGAAGAAGTAGTTGAAGAAACTACCCAAGAAACAACTGAACAAGTTGATAAAAGTAAATTTGAATCTGCTGATGATGATAGTGTTATGAAAGTAGATTTAAGTAAACCACCAACACCAAAAGAAGAAAAAAATGAAGAACCAAAAGAAAATACAGAAGTTGAAGCAAGTTCAACTGACGACAGCGGAGTGGTTGCAGAGTCTAAAGATGCCGACACCACACAAAAACAAGAAGAAGTACAACCGGAAGCAGAAACACAAGAGGAACCAGTATTAGAAGAAGTTACCGAAGAAGAAGAAGAACCTGTTGAAACTACAGTAGAAGAAGTACAGGAAGCTGTAGCTGAAGCTGAGGCCACCGGAAAACCATTACCAGAAAATATTCAAAAGTTAGTTGACTTTATGGAAGAAACCGGTGGTGATATAAATGATTATGTAAAACTTAATCAAGATTATAGTAAATTAGATGATGATTCTTTATTAAGAGAATATTATAGGCAAACAAAACCCCATCTAAATAATGAAGAAATTAACTTCCTTATGGAAGATTCGTTCTCTTACGACGAAGAAGTCGATGAAGATAGAGATATACGAAGAAAAAAATTAGCGTTAAAAGAGCAAGTTGCCGACGCTAGAGCCCACCTGGACGGGCAAAAGTCCAAATACTATGAAGATATTAAAGCTGGATCGAAACTCACTACTGAGCAACAGAAGGCTGTAGATTTCTTTAATAGATATAACAAGGAGTCAGAAGCAACTCAAAAAACAGTTAAAAAGAATTCTGATATTTTTACACAAAAAACTAATCAAGTTTTTAACGATAAGTTCAAAGGTTTTGAATATAATGTCGGTGATAAAAAATACAGATTTAACGTAAACAATGCTGAAGAGGTTAAAAATACTCAGAGCGATATAAGCAATTTCACCAAAAAGTTTTTGGATAAGAATTCTGCTTTAACAGATGCTAAAGGTTATCATAAATCTCTATTTACAGCGATGAATGCAGATGCTGTTGCGAAACACTTTTATGAACAAGGCAAAGCTGATGCTATAAAAGATAGCGTTACTAAAGCTAAAAATGTTAATATGGATCCAAGACAACAACATGGTGTTGTTGAAGCGGGCGGTATAAAAGTAAAAGTATTAGGCGATAATTCTTCTGATTTTAAGTTTAAAATTAACAAAAGAAAATAATTAACAATTTAAAAATAAATTAAAATGGCAATTTCAAGTTTTACTCCTTCCGGTAAAGACTATACTCAAAAAGTTATCGGACAGGACAATTATTTAGACATCCAAAATAATGGATGGGCACAGCAGTATCTGCCTGACTTAATGGAAAAAGAAGCTGAGGTATTCGGTAAGAGAACTATCTCAGGTTTTTTAGCTCAAGTTAGTGCTGAGGAAGCTATGTCAGCTGATCAAGTTATTTGGTCAGAACAAGGTAGATTACATCTAGCTTACGAATGTACTATGACTGATGTTACAGCTAGTACAATAGCGATATCAAAAACTATGGATGGTGTAGCTCAAACTACAGATCACGGTATTAATATTGGCGATATGGTGTTAATCGCTGGTGGTGGACAAACTGTTACAGCTCGTGTAAGTGCTGCTGCTTCAGGTTCCGCTGATATTACTGTTACTCCTTATGGGTACGCTCATATGACTAATGCAGGTTTCGTTAATGGTGACGATACTTGTAAGTTATTAGTTTTTGGATCTGAGTGGGGTAAAGGTACAGAGAACAAGGTAAGATCTAATAAACCTGTATTCAACGTTTATGACAATAAACCAGTTATCATAAAAGATATGTTTGAAGTATCTGGATCTGATGCTGCTCAAATTGGTTGGGTTGAAGTTTCAGGTGAAGATGGTCAAAATGGTTACTACTGGTACTTAAAAGCTGAAGGTGATACTAGAGCTAGATTTACAGACTATTTAGAAATGGTATGTATTGAAGCTGAGAAAAACGTAGCGGCTTCCAATATTAATACTGGTGGTGGTGCAGCTTCTGCTGACGATTCTCATGGTACTGAAGGTTTATTCAAGGCTATTACATCTAGAGGACATCAATCTTCTGGTGTTACTGGTGTTAACGCTGCTACTGATTTAGCTGAGTTTGATGCTATGTTAGCTGCATTTGATGAAAACGGTGCAATTGAAGAAAATATGATGTTTGTTAACAGAGCTACTGCTCTTGCAATAGATGACATGTTAGCTTCAATGAATTCTTACGGAGCTGGTGGTACATCTTATGGTGTATTTGACAACTCAGAAGAAATGGCGCTTAATTTAGGTTTCTCTGGATTCCGAAGAGGTTCTTATGACTTCTACAAGTCTGACTGGAAATACTTAAATGACAAGCAAACTAGAGGTGGTATTAATGCTGCAGCTACTGGTGGCGAAGCTATCAGAGGTGTTGTTATTCCAGCTGGAACTACTTCAGTTTATGATCAAACTTTAGGAAAGAATATGAAACGTCCTTTCTTACATGTTAGATATAGAGCTTCTAATTTAGAAAGCAGAAAATTCAAAACTTGGATTACAGGTTCTGTTGGAGCTGTTACTTCTGATTTAGATGCAATGACAGTTAACTTCTTGTCTGAAAGATGTATGATCACGCAAGGAGCTAATAACTTCTGTTTATTAAACTAAACATTTTTTAAAAGACCGGGGCTTCGGCCTCGGCCTTTTATTTTTTATTAATTTTATTATATATTATATTATGGAAAACGAAAACATGGAGACTAAGACTCCAAAAATAGAACAAACTTGGGAAGTAAAAGATAGGTTTTACCTATTAAAAGGAAATGATAAACCTTTAAGTAAACTAGTAAAAGGTTGTGATATTTATTATTTCGACGAAGAAAAAGGATACGAGAGAGAACTTAAATATTGTGAAAATCAGCGAACTGTGTTTGTTGATGAAATGAAGGGAGATCAAAGGCTTTCTCATATTATTTTTAGAAATGGGGTTTTAAATGTTCCTAAAAATAAAACAGTTCTTCAAAAACTTCTATCTTTATATCATCCACAAAGAGATAAGGTTTTCTACGAGCACAAACCTTCAATTATAGCTGCTAACGAGGTTGAAAGCATAGAATTAGAAATAGAAGCTTTAAATGCTGCTCAAAATCTAGATATTGACACAGCAGAAGCAGTTATGCGTGTAGAAATTGGTTCTAAAGTTAACGAGATGAGTTCTAAGGAACTTAAAAGAGATTTACTATTATACGCTAAGAGAAATCCTAGATTGTTCTTAGAATTAGTAAACGATGAAAATGTTCAACTTAGAAACTTTGGTATTAAAGCAACTGAACTTGGTATTATCAAGTTAAGTTCTGATCAAAGAACTTTTTCATGGGGTTCTAATGATAGAAAACTAATGAACGTTCCTTTTGATGAGCATCCTTACTCAGCTTTAGCCGCTTGGTTTAAAACTGATGAAGGAATGGAGATTTACTCCAATATTGAAAAACGATTAAAATAATAATCACTTTGTAGATGCAGTCGCTCTACGGGGCGATTGCAAATACAAAATAAAAAGAAATTATGGCGATAAGTATAGATAGAGTATATCAAAAAGTTTTAGTTCTAGCTAACAAAGAACAAAGAGGTTATATAACTCCACAAGAGTTTAACTTATTAGCCGACCATGCTCAGATGGAAATATTTGAGCAATATTTTTATGATCTAGACCAGCTTCAAAGACTACCTGGTACTACTGAGATTTACGCAGATAAAATAAAAAATTTAAGAGAAAAAACTAATTTATTTCAAAAATACTCTCCAGCTAGATGCGAAGTTATAAACACCTCTGGTTGGATGAATTTATATGATCATATGTGGAGATCTCAACCTGGAGTACACGGGTCTGATTTATATAGACTTGGAAGGATACTTGTTACATATATAAGTAAAGGTTTGGATACAGGTGTAGAAGTAGAGTATCATGATCGTAATGAATTAACTTTATATCAAAACACAAAATTATTAAAAACAGATAAAAGTCCTTCTAGAAAACATCGGTACAAAGCTCCTGTTTATAGTATGTTTGAATATAATGGAAAGATGCGTATTCAAATAAGTCCTTCTCCAGAAATATGGTATATGGATAATAATTATACTGGTTCTGACAGGACTTATACAGATGCTAATGGTGATACTAGAGTGTATCCAGATACAATACAAATTTTTTACACAAGAAAACCTAAAAAACCTAATTGGGCTTATGTAGTTGTAAATGATAAGCCTTTATATAATTCAACTTCTTCTATAGATTTTGAATTACATGATTCAGAAGAAACAGAGTTAGTATATAGGATATTAGCTTTAGCTGGTGTTGCTATAGAAAAACCACAATTAACACAAGTAGGTGCTCAGTTAACAGGTGCCCAAATTCAACAAGAAAAACAATAAATAAATGGGATTATTAGACAATACTACACAAAAAGATTATTACAAAGGTTATGGAGTTGAAGGAACTGAGGTTTTTGGTGGATATCAATTTATATCTCTACAAGAATTAATAGCTCAATTTGAAGTGGCTTACGTTGGTAAAAACAAGATAATACCTAAAATAAATAAAACAGACATTCAGTTTCACGCAATGAGGGCTTTGCAAGAATTCTCGTTTGACACACTTAAATCTATAAAATCACAACAAATAGATTTACCAGCTTCTTTAGTAATGCCACTTCCACATGACTATGTAAATTATACTAAACTATCTTGGGTTGATACCGCTGGTATAAAACACCTTATATACCCAACGAAACATACAAACAATCCGTTTCAAATTAGACAAGATGATGGTGGAGGATATGAATTTCCTGCAAATGTTGAATTAGCACTTGATGGAGACTATGGTTCATCGGGATTACTATCTCAAACACCTTGGAATTTAGTATCTCCAAATTCTACTAATCCAAACTTAACCAGTACTACTTTTGGAAATCTTGGACCCACGATAGATGGTGGTACATTAAAATTTGCATATCACACTATAAACGGATTAAACGGATATAATAATGGTATTGTATACGCTGTTTGGCAAGAGATAGATACTTCTGATAAATCATACTTAACATTATCTGCCGATGGAGTTGCTGACACAGTTGCTTGGGATCAAGTATTAACGACTCAAGGTTCGGTGCCTTTAACTAAAGATCAGATTGGTGTTTTAAGAGTTGGGTTAAGCACTAGTCCTCCAGACGAAAGTCATTGGAATAATTTAAATAATATGAGTTCTGGAGGTGAGGTTCACACGAGTAAAAACTTAAATCCAGATATGTTTGATCTTACAACAACTGAAGATGAATCTAGTTATTTAGAATGGAGAGGACCAGCTGCAGCTGGATCTACAACTGCTACAAAAGAACTAAATAATATCGAAGTTGGGAAAGTTGATAAAGTTTATTTAATAATTGTTTCATACGTTGAACACTCTCTACATGCAAACGCAGCCATAACATCGGTGTGGAGTACTGGTACTCCTACACTACAAAATTCTATAGATAATGTATCGTTAAAATCAAGTCAAGCCTTAAGTTATTTAACACCAAAGGTTGGTAACGAAACAGAATCATCTACTTGGAACAACTACAAATCAACAACCCCTTCAGAAAATAACAATGATGACTACGAAGATGATGTATATTGGCCAATAGATGGAGAAAGATATGGATTAGAACCTTCCCATGCACAGACTAACGGTTCGTTTTTTATAGACAATAGATTAGGAAGAATACATTTTAGTTCTAATATTTCCGGAAAAACTGTGATCTTAGATTATATAAGTGATAGTCTTGGAACAGAAGAAGAAATGCAAGTTCACAAATTTGCAGAAGAAGCGATGTATAAATGGATTGCCTATGCTATTTTATCAACTTCTTCTTTACCAATACACCAACAATTAGCACCAAGATTTAAAAAAGAAAAATTTGCTGAAACTAGAAAAGCAAAACTAAGATTATCTAATGTCAAATTAGAAGAATTAACTCAAATACTTAGAGGTAAATCTAAGTGGATAAAACACTAATATATGCCGGAGATTAAACATCATTTTACTAAGGGTAAGATGGATAAGGATCTTGACGAGAGACTTATTCCTAATGGAGAATATAGAGACGCGATGAATATACAAGTGTCAACCTCAGAAGGTTCTGAAGTCGGCACTATTCAAAATATATTAGGTAATTCTTTAGTTATTGGACAAAACTTTATAAGTGATACAGCTTATTGTGTTGGTAGTATTTCTGATGAAAAAAATGATAAACTATATTATTTTGTTGAAGACAATCGAGAAGTTTTACAGAACGTTACTCCTATTCCAGAGCCACCACTTCCACTCTCTCAATTAATTACTAAATGGACACCAACAGGTGGTAATATAGCTACATACGTACCAAAAGATAAAGTTGTAATAGAATCTAGTGGTGATCCAACTGGTACGCCATCTCCACTATACGCGCATGATCCTATTGACTTGGTTGACGGAAGAACTTATGAGGTAAAAACAAAATTTAAAGAAGTTGATAATTCTGGCTCTCAAGATAGTACCAAGGCGTTTGTTTATGGTGTTAGTGGAGGTGATAACAGCTATAGACCTTATTATGATACAAATGTTGTAGTTGGCGAAAAAGTAAATACATTTAAGTTTGATAAATCTCTAAACAATAATGTTGAAAAAATGGCTTTTGCCGTTGAACTAACTGATGGTAATAATGTTCAAAAAAGAGTGAGTGCACAACAGTTATCTTTAGTTGAACGTAATAGTTACATAATAGAATACGATTCAAAAACCAATTTGATAACACCCGTAGTAGTAGATACACAGGGTGACGTATTGAAATTTTCTCGAGATAGATTAATCACAGGTATTAATATAATTGATGACATGTTATTTTGGACAGATGATTATTCTGAACCAAAAAAAATCAATATCCCACGCTCAATACTAGGCACTGATTCAAGTGGTCTAGTTCACACAGAATTTATTAATGAAAAAACAGACGTTTACTGCGACATAAAAGAGGAGCATATTACTGTTATTAAAAAGAAACCACCAAGAGCACCTAAAATACAATTACACACTGGTAGAGATCCAAATTTAAATTATTCTGGAATAATGAGAATAACGGGTAGACCATCAATACCGTTCACTGAACAAGGTGGTGATGCGCCTGGTCTTGATTATAGTGGTAATCCCATACTTGGTGATGGTGGTAATTATAATAATACCTCTTCTTTTTGGTTAAATCACGCGGATTGGCTAAATCATTATTATGATTGGTCTCAATTTGTCGTTGGTAGTGAATTTAGAACAAGAATAGAAACAGATTTAAACGGTAATAGTGGTTTTACGTTAGATTGGGCTGTTGGTGACATACTACATTTCAAACCTTTTGGAGGAGTTAATTTTAGCGAAACACCTTCTATTCCAATAACAGACTTTACTATTAAAGCAGAAATTTTGCCAGATCCATCGTCGGGTCCAGTTAATAATTTTTCTGACGAACAAACCGAATTATCCCCTCCTTTGGATATACCTGATTCGGATGGTAATTTTCCACAGGGTTGGGGTAAAAGCTCAGGATCTGACATTTCTTATAATATAAACGATGAAAAAATAATTTATAGTGTTCCGGCTAGCTCAAGTGGGATTTGGAGAAAATCATATACTGGTAGTTATAACAATTACACTGCTACCGTCCTTAGTTTAGGATCAACATATAGATTTAGTTTTGACATTGTAGATATGCCTCCCTCAGGCGGGGGTAAATTAAACGCGACTTTATTCGTATCTAATAATATTATAAATCCAGGTTCTTCTACCGTCGGGGGTTGGACTTATCGTATAACAGCTACTTCAAATGGCCATTACGAGCAAGACTTTACAATAACACAAGCCAACGCCAACAATGCTAATACTGGACCGTATCAAAGTTGGAATGCTTATCAAAACAAAATAGTATTTCAAAATGATGGCTACGATGGTTTTAATGGTGCTATAAAAAACGTATCTTTAATACGTTTAGACGCTTCCGATGCCCAAGTCAGATGTAAAATACTAGGTATTAATGGCACGCCTCCAGTCGTTCCATCAAATTTAGATGAGATGAAATATGCTGTTGATAAATTCATGGATTCAGATAAATTATTTGAATTTAAATTTCCAAGAATCGCATATAGATACAAATATCAAGATGGTGAGTATTCAGCAATATCTCCTTTTTCTGAAGTATGTTTTTTACCTGGTGGTTTTGACTATCACCCTAAAAAAGGTTATAATCTCGGAATGGTAAATAGAATAACAAAAATTACCGTTAGTGATTTTAAACAAAATATATACGAAACAGGTGTTTCAGAAATAGATATAATTTACAAAGATGATGCATCAACAAATTTATATATTGTTGATACAATAAAACCGCAGCATGCATCAACCTCAAATACAAGCGGTAATCACTGGGATGAAAACGAATATATTATAGAATCTGAACAGATAAATAGAGCTATAGAATCTAATCAATTATTGAGACCTTGGGATAATGTACCTAAAAAAGCATTAGCGCAAGAAGTTAGTGGTAGTAGAATTATATACGGTAATTATACTCAAGGCTATGATTTGGTAACTCAAAATGGTAGTGACTATTATCCTAATTTTAGTTTACAAAATGAATTTACCAATATAGGTTCTAATACTGAATCATCTATTAAATCTTTAAGGGAATATCAAATTGGCGCTTTATTTGTAGACAAATACGGTAGAGAAACACCTGTTGTTTCTAATAAAACAGGTACAACAAAAATTGAAAAAATCTATGCTGATAAAAAAAATACATTCGCAGTATCATTTAATGATATTAATCCGCCAGAAAATTTAGATTACTTTAAGTTCTTTGTAAAAGAACCTTCTGGTGAATATTACAACTTAGCAATGGATAGACATTTTGATGCTGAAGACGGTCAAATATGGTTATCTTTTCCATCGTCTGATATAAACAAAGTAGTAATTGATGATTTTATAATATTAAAAAAAGGGTTAGAAAGCAGTAGTTTAGTAGAAGATACCACTAAATATAAAGTGTTGGATATTCAAGAAAATGCCCCTGAGTTTATTAAAATGAAAAAGTTTTTAATAGAAGAAATAACTCATCGTATAACTTCTACTACTGGTACGCCTGATAACTTATTTGGAACTACATTGATAGACGTTCCTTTAGAAGGATTAAATACTTTTAAAACTTTTTATGAACCTTTCAACGCTGGTTCTAGTGCTAAAATGCATACTTGGGACGAGTTTTTATGGATTGAATTTGTAGATACCGTTACTAAAGTTGCTTCAAAAAGATATCAAATATCCAGTATTTCTGAGGATTCATATGGGCAAACTGGTGTATCCACTGTGAAGTATACGTTTAGGTTAGTAAAAAAGCTAGGTGATGACGTTAATTTTATAACAGATGATGCGAGTGGATATTCTCCTACTAAAATTAGAGAGGGTGTAGCGTTAAGAGTATACAAATATATACCTAAAAACTCTGCTCAATTTGATGGTAGATTTTTTGCGAAAATAAACATTAATCAATCAGTAAATTCAAACATTATCTTAGCTTCTCAATTAGAAGTTGATACCGAACCTGAATATAGAGTTTTAGCTGCTAAAAAAATGTATTCAATACGTGGTGACCATGAAGATACACACGGACAGAAATGGACTGGCATGAAAGCTGGTGTATACGCGGATAGAGGGGATCAAAATAGCGATACATCTGACAATTTTATTCAAGGAATGGGTCCTTGGGCTTGTTATTTTAGGAATTACAACAAGCGAAAAGATGAGCATAAAATGAAGAAAAATGGTTTCAACACCCAAGGGGGTTGGGATGTTGGTCAATATGCTTTTGGGCCTAAACTTCCTGATGTCCCAAATCCCGGCGACGCTGATTGGGTTGATGAGTTAGCCTGGATCACAGCCTATCCTCTTTATGACTATGGTCAAACTAACCAAGCATATGGTAATGTATTTGCCGATGATAAATTTATGGCTTGCGGGAGTAATGGTGTTAGCGCAGCTGATACCAAAAGAGCTGACGATAACGGCGAGTCATATAAAAATCCTAGAAGAGGTGAACACGCTGTTTGGTTTATAAACGAAGGGCCTAGACGTGGAAAAGTAAGTAACAATCATCTAGGTGATAAAATGGATTTCCAATGGGATAGAGTTAGTGATGATGTTACAACTGCTTCTAATGGTATTAACGCTAATCACAACAACGAAGATTTTTCTTTATGGAGTATTAATATTGGTGGTATATTTCATGAGGATTCTATGCGGCAAGATCAACTCACTGAAATCGAAAATTTTTGGAATGTAGGTAAGGATGGTGGTAACCCTTCTTACAGTGGTGGCACAAGTTCTATAGTTGAAAAATTAAATGGAGGTGTTTCTTTTAGATGGAAAGAAGACCCTAATAATAATGTTTATACAATTAAAAACTTAGTAAGTGAAAATGGACATGTTAGATGGGCTACTCCGTACTCTGGGCCATTACACCCTGGTCCTGGAGGAGGAACTTCGGGGGCTAGTAATGTGGATTATCCAAATGATTTTGGCTCATATAAAGGTCAAGGTAGTCAAGACTGGCAAGATAACCGTGAGGTTGCCGCTCAATTATCTCCAAATTTTTCACAAGAATGGCAAGTTTCAGCAATTGATAAAAACAATGAAGGAAATGTACCTTGGAATCCAACTGGTAGTTTAGGACCTATAAGTACAGGTTTAGAGTTAACAATATCAGCTGCAATAGCTGGTACAGTAACAGGTGATGATCCAAAAGTATATGTAGCTAGTTTACAAGCAACAAACACTATAGATGGCGAGATACACACTCTTCAAGAAGGCATGATATTAACTAGTCACTCTAATGGTGGTACGACTTACAATGGTAGTCAAGCAAGAGAAGAACTTTTAATATGGAAAATTGAAAAAGATAGTTCTATAGATAGATGGAATATACATTTAACTGGATATAGAACGCCTATGTGTAAAGCCGCTATTACTTATATACCAGGTACATACGCGCATGATTTTTACACTACACAACCAGCATCTGGTCAAAATATGGTGTTTAAACAACCTAAACTGAATGGTTATAATCAGTATTCTTGTAATAGAATAAATCAACATATACGGTGGACGGCTGCTATGACCAATACTGGGTATTACGATGTATCATCTTACGTTACAGCTGAACATGATGACTCTAGAATACCTAGAATAATGCCAGTTTGTTACACTTTTCAATTTGTAGAAGAGATAGAAAAAGAACCTGGAATGCCTGTTAATCCAGCTGTGTGGGAAACAGAACCTAAAGAAACTCAAGAATTAGATATATACTACGAGGCTAGTGGATATAACCCAATGGTATTAAGTGAAGAAAATAAACATATAGCTATACCATTAGCGTCTACAGTGGTTCCTTATGGAAATACATTTGAAAGTGTTTTTGCAAATTCAGATGTTAAAGTAACGCAAGTAGAGCAATCTATCGGTTACTCTCCTTTATGGTATATACGTTTTGATTCAAATATTTTTTATGGTAACATTACTGGTAGTAGCTATTTACAACCAAACGATGAATTAAAAATAACTAAACCAGATGGTTCTAGTATTATTGTTCAGGTTGTAAGTCCTCCTGGGTTTACTTGGAATTATAATACCGTACCACGAAATTACGTTTATGTAGATCCTAATCAGTATAATAATAAGTATATTTTATCTTGGCATAATTGTTTTGCTTTTGGAAATGGTGTTGAATCAGATAGAATAAGAGATAATTTTAATCTACCTTTTATTTCTAATGGAGTAAAAGCTTCTACGACAATTCCTTTTCCTTCAGATGGTGAAGAGCATAGAAAATATGGTTTAATATATTCTGGTTTATATAACTCTATTTCGGGTGTAAACAATTTGAATCAATTTATATCAGCAGAGAAAATAACTAAAGATATAAATCCTATATACGGTAGTATACAAAAATTACACTCAAGAGACACAGATTTAGTTACGCTTTGTGAAGACAAAGTATTAAAAATATTAGCCAACAAAGATGCGGTATTTAACGCAGATGGCAATCCTCAATTAACAGCTAATCAAAATGTTTTAGGGCAAACAGTACCTTTCGTAGGGGAATATGGTATATCTAAAAATCCAGAATCATTTGCTTCAGAAGCTTATAGAGCATATTTTACAGATAGAGTTAGAGGAACAGTTATGAGATTATCTAAAGATGGCTTAACACCTATATCTGATCATGGTATGAAAGATTGGTTTAGAGACAATTTATCTTTAGGCGTAACTAATTTGTTAGGCGAAAATAATCTCGCTTCAGAAGATAATTGGAATATGGCTGGTAACTTTAGAATAATAAATGGTGAAGCTATTTTAGGTTACTACAACGATCAACCTGGACATCCTAAGTTTGGTAAACCATCAAGCATGAGAATGCATGATGTGTTAGAAATTGGCAAAACTTATAGGTTGCAGTTTGATGTTGTAGAGCATAGTGGATATCAAAAATATTCTCAAAATAGTGGTGAATATAGTTCAATAACTATAAATAATTCTCCACCAGGAACTTGGCAAGGTGTTGGTGATATGACTAACAGCAATACAGATGGTGCTTATGTTAACGTTACTTGGGTTGCTGAAAGAACAACTTTTGATCTCTTACAATACCAAGTGACAACCACAGACTCTTCTGGCACGAGAACGTATGACGGTATTAGCATTAGTCAATTTATGGCTAACTTGGGATATGTATCTGGATCTGGTTCGGGTTCTACTACTACTGGTGGTGGCGCACAGGTTCAAACATGGGGCAATTCTCAAGCATATTTAGGGATTGTTAAAATTAAAAACATAATTGTACAAGAGGTAGTAAAAGAAGATTTAAAGATAATTGGTAGTTATGATGACAGACAAGACGAATATAATGTTACTATTCACGGTGAAGATTTAAACACAGTTTCATTTAGAGAAGATATAAGGGGTTGGGTGAGTTTTAAATCGTTTATACCAGAAAATGGTTTAAGTTGTGCAAATGATTATTATACTTTAAAAAACGGTAAATTATGGCAACACCATGTTCCAGGTATAAATAGAAATACTTTTTATAACGAATTTACAAACTCTACTTTTAACGCAATATTAAACGACGCGCCTAGTAGTATAAAATCATATCACACATTAGAATATGAAGGTAGTCAGTCTAGAATTGAGGGTGTTAAAACAATAAAAGTCACAGGGGTAGAATTTTATAACAGCAATGATGGTAGATATTTCTTTTTTGAAGAACAAGAAGCTAATTCTTTATTTTCTCAGGCAGATTGGCATGTTGTAGTTGGTTCAACTTCTGTTCCTCCTACAGTTGAAATGAAACAATACCGAAACAATATACTTATTCATACTGGTTTAATGTTACTTTGGAATAATGATTATTTGGGAACACAACCAGCTTCACCTTCTGGTGGACCAACAAAAGGTTTTGGAAGAAGAACAATGTCTGATGGAAGTTGGGGCACTGCTTCTAACCCTGGTGATTTTGAAGTTGGAGATATTATAACAACACAATTACAAGAAGATAGTGTCGACCACTTTAATTCTACACCAACAGACGGTTGGTATGTTAGCGGTGTAAAAACTAATAACGAAGAAGGTAGTTTACTTGAGTTTATAAAGAAAGAAGGTAAATGGTTTAATTACATTAAAGGTGTTAACACTATATCAACAAACGATGAACTTAACGATTATAGTAATGTTGATTTTGGATCATTTGACATTCAAGGTTTAGGAATAATTGAAAATATTAGTAACAACAATATAACTATTAGTGGGGATTTAAATACTTCTATTCAAATAGGTGATGTTGTTTATTATGAGAAACCTACAGTTGTAACAGGTGGAACGCTTGGTTTTACAAGATTAGATTCTAATCAGTTGGAAAAAGCTGGTGTAGTTACTAATATAAATAATAACACTATAACTTTAGATGATAGTGGAGCGTTACCAACGAAAAATGATTACTGTTTATTTGTGAAAAACCAGGTGGTAAATATGAATGGATTATCTGGTTACTACGCAGATATAATGTTTGAAAATAATTCTAAACAAAAAGCTGAGTTATTTGCTGTTAGTTCAGAAATAACAGAAAGTAGTAAATAATAAAATATGGAAAAAGTAATAAAAGATTTTAACATAGATACTTCAGATATATCACTTAGTGGTGCGTCTAGAAGTTTTATTATAACTGGCGATGCTGGGGCTAAGTTTAGTTTGTTTGCAACTCAAGAAACTTCAAATACGCTATATTATTATAATTTTACAACTAAAGCTTGGCAACTTAGACAAACTGAACTTAATGTTGAAATGGTTGGTAGTAGTTATGAAGGAACTTTTGATTTTCCTGTATACAATGGAGCTATAGATATAAATATATTTTTATTAGCAGACGCACAATCAAACACTGTTCATGCTCCATATATAGAAGTATTAGATTCTAACAATAACGTAGATATAAATGCTTCTTCTGGATCTAATTCTTTAATATTAAGAAAAACATTTGCTCAAATAGCAGATGGAACATTGACAATTAGAACGGCCTCTCCAAATACCGCAGCTGGCTTTGTGTCGGCAAATTTCGGTTCAGACACTTTTACCATACCAGTTGGAAATCCTACGCACGAAATTCCTTTTAGTATAACAGTAGGCGCGCAAGCTGGTAGCGTTTTAAAAATAGATAGACAGCCCTTGCCTTCGGATTTTTATTATCAAACTAGCAATAGAGATATAAGCGCTTTTGATAGTAGTAATATAATAACAGGTGAAGATCCTTTTGACGCTGGGCAAACCGCTAGAAGTACTGGTAAAACTGTAGATGGAGCTGTTACTAATAGCAATACTATTACTATGGATGATGACGTTGGCTCTTTTTGGGTTGTTGGCGACAGAGTCACGGGTAACACTGAGCTGGATGCCAAAACAGGTGTTAATGCTGTGACTATAACAGCTATTAACGTTGGTAGTAATGCTAAAGTATTTACAGTATCAGAAGCTGTAACAATATCTGATGGTGAAACATTAGATTTTACAGAACCTTATTACTATAGATGGTCAATAGATAATACCACTGATTTAGCAGAAGGATCTACTATAATTGGTACTAACGCTGTTGCGGGTTCTGTTATCTCTCCATATAGAAGGTTTGAAACCATTTTTCCAGATACACCCCAAGAACAAATCACAACTATAACCTCTATAGATGCTATAACAAATTCTGGATTGCAATCTGTAACATACGCGGGTAAAATCAGAAGTGTAGTGGAATTAGGTCAAATAGTATTCAACTTGCCCCAACCGTTGTCATTAGCGGGTGATACCGTTCAATTTTATAACTATGGTCCTGATTTAATAAACTCGTCTTTAGGCAATAACGGTGCTGGTAGGATGGCTGATCGTACTCTTGATATAGAATTTACAAATTTAAAAGCTGAAATGACCAAACCAACCACCACCACCACAGCTGCGGTTGTTAACAATACACTTGTGCCAGTTGCTCTTGGACATGGGATTATGGATGATGTTAGCACTGTGAGTTCTATAAATATGGATAGCTCTGCAGCAGACCCAACAGTAACAAATATTGCTGGTTATAGTAGTACCACAGCAACATTAACATTGAGTTCTGCTCAAACCTTAGAAAATGGAGAGTCAATAACAGTTAATGGATCTTGTAGAACGATAACGATAACTGGTAATATAAAAGTAAACAATATGATAGGAAATCAAAGTATATTTTTAGATGTAGAAAAGTTTGTAACAGGTGTTACAATATTCTAATTAAAGTAAAAAAACAGCGAAAACTGTAACTATACTTATAATTAAATAATATATTATGAGTAACAATTTAACAGTTCGTAATCTAAAAAAAGATGATTATGATTTTATAGCAAAGTGGTGGAAATGGTGGAGATGGAAAGTTATACCAAGAGAAATGCTACCAGAAAACGGATTAAGTGGGTTAATGGTAGAAAAAAATGGAGTTAGAATAGTTTCGGCGTTTATTTACATGACAAATTCTACCGCGGCAATATTAGAATTTATAGTATCTAATCCGGATTATAGAGAAAAAGATAGAAAACAAGCAATAGAACTTCTTATATGCACAGCGGAAGAGTTTTGCAAAGGGTTAGGTTGTGATCATATGTTTAGTATAGGTAGAAATAAACATTTGATACAAACACATAAGAATTTAGGATGGAATGTAGACAAAGCTTCATCTTATGAAATAATGAAAAAATTAAAATAATATGGGAACACTTTCAACGGCAATAATGGCTGGATCAGCGCTTATGGGTATGAGCAACGCGTCTAAAATGCGTAAAATGTCTAGGGCACAAGCGGCTCAAGCTTTAAAAGAAAGACAAGAACAACAAGCTAGACTAGACGAAGAAGTGGCTAATTATAGGGCTATGAAATTTACAAATCCATATGCTGACATGGAAAATCCATTTGAAGACTTAAGAGTAGCTACTGGCGCTGCTGAATTTCAAGCTCAACAAGCAGCACAACAAAGAGCCGATATACTTGGTCAGTTAAGAGGCGCTGCTGGAGGTAGTGGCATAGCCGCGCTAGCACAATCATTAGCAAATCAAGGCGCTTTACAAGCGCAAAAAATATCAGCGGGATTACAACAGCAGGAAGTTGCTAACGAATTAATGGCAGCTAAAGGAGCTAGCGCTATTGACTTACAGGAAAGAGCTGGTGAAGCTATGTTACAACAGGCTGAATCTGGAAGGCAAGCAACAATACTAAGTATGCAATACGGCCAGGCTGCTGGGGCAAACAAAAATTACCAACAATCTTTATTAAACCAAAGACAAGCAAACATTGCAGCAAATCAAATGATGATGAGTAGTATGAAATCTTTAGCTGGTATAGATTGGGAAGGAATGGGTAGTGGTAATCCTGGGTTTGAAGCGGGGGTTGAATTTCCAACAAACCCAGCACTTGAAGATACTTTCACAGACACTAGCGGCGTAACTTGGCAATTTGACGGTCGGGAGTGGGTAAAAATGTAAAAACAAATAAATAAAATATGGCAACAAAAGGAGGGAGTTTATTAGGAAAAGCAGACGCAACATTGTCGAGAATGTCTTATTTAGAGGCAATGGCAGATGTTACACCTGATTATGGTAAGGTTTACCAAGCAGAGGCTTTAAACCAAGCGTTATTTCAAAAAGGTATTGAAGATCATTTTAATACTCTTCACGCTGATTATAATGCTTTAGGTGATGAATTAAAAGAAGCAACTACAGCTATGATGGCTAATTTATCAGCTGGAACAACTCCTGATGAAGCTGGTATGGAAATGTTTAATAATGAGCTCAATACTCTAAGAGAAAGATTAAAAGCCGCTCCTAAAGGAAAGAAAGGTGATTTAGAAAGAGCTAAAATAAGAGCTGAGTTAGGTAGGTTAAAAAACTCAACAGAAGGAATGGATCAAACATTAACCACTCTAGGTACAATGATTGAAAACGATCAATTTGATGCGTTAGCTACTGGGCAAGATTTACCATTATTATTAGCTATATCAAAAGGTGAGGCTACTAAAAAAATAGAAAATGGAAATTTAGTTTATTCTATACCAAACCCGGCTGGGGGAGATGATATAACTATGACCCAACAAGACCTAAAAGAAGCTCTTGTTTTAAAAGACCCGAAATTTACAAGTGAGTTTAACAAAATACACGCTGGATTTAATGCTATTGGAAAACAAAAGGGTACAACTTGGGAAGAAAAAAGACAAGGGGCTGTTAATTCATATGAAAATATATTTACAACAAAACATGCTTTTGCAACAACAATAAGTAACAAGCAGGGTGGTATGGACCATTCTTTTTTAGAAGCTTTGACTAGTGGTAAAAGTGATGTTATTTATAAAACTTTAATGGAAATGGGAAGTGAAGAAAATTTTTATAATGGTTATGATGTGGATCAAGACGGGGACGTTGATGCTCAAGATTTTGCAAATCCTGAAAATGGAGCAAAACTAATAAACGCTTTAACAAATATAAAAGATAAAGAAAATTTTGATTTCCAAACAGCTAAAAAAGTAGCGGCAGAATTTTACGCTGATGGTTTAGCAAAATCTGAATTTGATGATGGTACTAGATTGCGAAAAACAGGAGGTGGTGATGATGACGAAAAACTAGAAGGATTTGATAAATGGCTCAAAGGCGTAGGTAGTGGTACAAATTTCGGAATAACACCAAGTAAAGGAAAAATTGGTAATTGGTACAATAAATCTAGTATAAGAGACATATACACCGATATGTTAACTGGTAAATTTTCTTTCGAAGGATTCTTATACACTTTTGAAAATGGAGTGTGGAAAGGAGAGGATAATAGGCCAAAATTAAAAAACGGAAAAGATAATCCAAATTTTGGTAACATTGAAACAATAGGTAACCAAGAGACTTTTGTGAGAAATAAACTTAATCAACGTAATAGCGTTTGGACACAAGCGGAAATAAGTAGCGATTTTGAAGAAGTTGATTATAAAACAGGGGAGACAAAAAAAGAAAAAGGCGGAAAATACGGTAGTTCAGATTGGGACGAAGGTGGAACGACAAATATTAATATTGACACTCTTATTGGTGATGATATAACTATTGCTGAAAATTTAAACAAACAAATGCCAACTGGAAATTTAAATCCAATGGGTTATAAATGGAGTACAGATGGTAGTTGGTCGGAAGAAGTGTTTTTATTAGACGCAAATAATAATAGAATTTCTTGGGAAGAAATATTTGGTACAGGATATAATCATACATTTAGAAACACGGATAAATACGGACGAAAAGCGCGTGGTTCAAATATCCATCTTAGCACAAGTTCAGAAAGCTTAAATGATAAAAGAAACGAAATGCAACTTATGCTTGATATTTTGAAAAGAATAAAATATACAACTACCGATGGAAAAGCAACTAATCTTTATGATAACTTCCAACCATTAGGAGCGACGAGTGGTGGTGATACAAGCGGTATAAATACAAGTGATTATTAACAAATAATTAAACATGAACGAACAGGCTTTAAACGATGCTTATCAATTATTTACTGGTGCTGGTTATACTGGCTCTAAAGATAATTTTTTAGCACTAATTAACTCAAACGAACAAGCATTTGATGATGCTTTTAATCTTTTTGCTGGAGCTGGTTATAAAAAATCTAAGCAAGATTTTTCTAATTTATTAGGTTTGGGAAAGCAAGCAGGCTCGACGGGAGACCCGACGATGAGCCAAGAAAGTATGGGGTCACAATTGGACGATGGTTCTTCGGAATCACAAGACGGTAGTTGGTTTAGTAATACTTGGTTTGGCAGAGGTTGGGCCGCTGCTAGTACAACTGGTGAAGCAGCCGATCTTTTAATGGAACGCTCTAATGTAGACATGGAAACTATCCGGGAATTTATTAAAGCAAAAGAAAGCGAAGCTAGAGCACATGTTCCATCTGAAAGAATGCAAAAGTTTCAAAAGCAATACGAGAAAGAGGGTAAAACTTGGTCTGCATTTTTTAGAGGCGTAGGAAGAGACCCAAAATTAATGGCTGAATTATTTGTTCAGTCTTTAGGCACTCAACTAGGCACAGCTTTTGATAGTGATGAAGCTAGAAAAGCAACTGCTATTGGCGCTGGTTCTGGAGTTGCCGCTGGATCATATCTTGGTTGGGGTGCTCTTGGTACTGGTTTCGCTGGTGCTATGGGTGGTTTAGCAACATCAATGGAAGCCGCTTTAACATTTGGAGAATTAATAGAAGAAGAATTAAAAAAGGAGGGTAAAGAATTTACAGACGTAAATATTAAAGCTCTTTTAGAAGGTCCTAAAGGAAAATCAATAAGAAACAAGGCAATTGGTAGAGGTTTAACAATTGGTGGTGTAGAAGCGCTTACAGGTGGTATTGCTGGTAAAGCCACTACTTTAGCCGCGGGCGCTGCTATGAAAGCGGGTAAAACAGTTGGTAGAGGAGGTAAAAGATCTATGTTGGCTGGTGCCACGGCTGGTACTAGTGTTGAGGCTGTTGGTGGTGGTTTAGGTGAGGTTGGTGGTAGATTAGCTGCCGACCAAGAAATGGATCCTGCTGAAATTGGATTTGAAGCTATAACAGGTACAGTAACAGCACCTGGAAACGTTGGTTTAGCCTTATTAAAACATAAAACACCTGTTTACAAATTAAACGGTAAAGAAGTTACTTACAACGAAATGAAAGATTTTGTTGATACAGCTGACGATATAGATGTTGCTATGGCTAATATAAAAATGGAAAATGATCTCACTGGATTAGATGCTAAAGCAAACGAAAAACAACAAAGAGCTATATTAGATTCTCAAATTGATAAAAAAATTACAGATAAAAAAGATAGAGAAGCTTTATATGTGTTGGCCCAAAAAAGAGATAATGCAAAATGGGATCTTAAAAAAGAAGGCGTTAACCAAGTACCTGGTGCTGAAAAAGCTTTAGCAGACATTGAGTCTCAGATTAATGATATAATAAGTAAATACGAAGGGGCAACCGATGTTGCCGCGACACAAGAAGCTGCTGATGTTAGAAAAGCAAGAAGAGATATTAGTATATCGGACACTATTGCTTTTGCAGAAGCTGCTGGTGAAAAGCTTGGTAAAGATGTACATGTAACCGATGATGGTATTAGCGCTCAAGATTTGTTTAATAAAATTAGAGAAGAGCATAATAGAAACGCTGAAGAGCATAACAAAAACAATCCAGATGACCAAATAAAACTTATAGAAGACCAAGATGTTACTGAGGGTGATGGTTTTATAGTAGGAGATTCTATTGTTATTAATAAAGATGTTGCGGGAAGAACAGGGGCTATATCTGTTGGATCACATGAGGTGTTGCATGCTGTTTTAGCTAAGCACATGAAAAGTTTAGGTGAAGAAGGTAGAATAGACCTTGGTAAAAGTTTCATGGGTGTTTTAACAAAAACACAAGAAGCCGCTGTTAGAAAAAGATTAAAAGAAAGTTATGGTTTAGAAGGAGACGATATATTTGCTTCAGAAGAAATATTTACAGCATTTTCTGATGCTATAGAAAAAAACGAAATAACATTTAACGAAGGTGTTTTTGATAAACTTAAAAATATAATACAAGAAATATTAAGAAAGTTTAAAATTAATAAAGATTTTGAAAACGGCAGACAAGCTTATAACTTCTTAAAAGATTATAGTAAAAGCATTGAAAAGAACAAGTTAAGTTCTAGAGCTTTAGCTTTAGCTGGTGAAGGCGCTACTGTTACCGAAGGTAAATTATCAAAAACCGCCGCTGCTGCTGCAGCTATGGCTAGTGACGTGACTTCATATAGAGGTACACGAAGAGCTTTGGGTAAAAGAAAAGAACTTATTGATGAAATAAACGATTTACAAAAAGGAACAACTACTAAAGCTGACTTCCAAAAACCAGAAACATTTAATCCAGTATTTGAATCGTTACAATCTGGTGGCGCTATAAATAACTATATAAGAAGTCTTGGTATGAGTCCTGAAAAAACTCAAGAAACTATCGATGCTGTAACTGATCGTTTAATAAACTTTGATCCTGCTGCCAAAAGAAAAGATGGTACTATTATAGGACCAAGAGGTCTTGGTGAATTTATAATGGCTAATGTAGGTTTTGGTAAATTAGTTGCGGCTAAAAAACTAGCTATTAAAGGCGAGAAAACTAAAAGAGAAACTAGCATAGACACTGAAGAAGCTATGCAAGTAGCAGATAAACCAACTACTAAAACTAAAAAAGCTCCTAAAGTAGAATCTAAAGCTAGGGTATTAAAAGATTTAAGCGAAGTAGATTTACAAAACAATCCAGAAATAAATGCTATAGTTTTAGCTGAGGTCGACGCTTTAATAGAGCAAAATCCGAAAAATATAGAACAACAACTAGAAAAACTTATAGGAAAAGAATTTACTAAAATAATTCTTAATGACATGGGTAAAATCTCCAAGGTAAAAGGAGAGGTTGTTGTAAGTGACGAATACAAAGCTTGGCACGCATTAAATTATGATGACATAGTAAACTCTTTATCTGATGATGTTATAAAAAATAATTACAAAACTTTATTTGACATTGAAAAGACAGGTAGAGAAAAAGATAAAAAAGTAAACCCAATAACAGGTAAAGTTACATATCCTGGTAAAGGTATATTTAAAATAACCACTAACAAAGCAAAGTGGACAAAACACTTTACAGAAGGCGGATACACAACTTTACTAGCAAGACAAAAAGCGTTAGCGAAACTTATTGCTCAGGCTAAAACAAAAAAAGCTGTAGACACGCAAATAGAAACAAATTCCACAGACTTAAACAAAGTTGTAGATGCTAAGCTGCGTAAACTTTCAGCGTCTTTAGATAATCAAAACAATCAAATAGGTAGCTTTGATAGTGTTAAGTTTTCTCAAACCAAGCAATTTGTTGAAAATGTTATATTAGAAACTGATAAACTATATTCTACCGGTAAATTCGTGGATAAACCAAGAGCCTTAGAACAGGCGTTTATAAACCTTTTAACTAGATTTGTCACACAAGATAACTACGATAGAGTTCAAGTTCTTACAGAATTTGCTACAGAAGTTGATAGTATGGCTGACATGATGTTTGGTATAAAAGATGTTTCTGGAAAAGTATTCAAGCGAATTGGTATAGAGATAAAACAAGGAACTACTGATGTTCGTTTAACTTCTAATCGAATTTCTAGTTATGACGTTAAAACTGGTGACACAAAGTTTACAAAAAAAGATCCATATATTAGCACTCAAGACGGGTCAAAAATTATTAATAGAAAAAAAATTGTAAAATCAGTAAGGAAAGAAATAAAAGAATACTACGATAATGTTAATAGTACTATTGAGGCCTGGAATAATGGCGAGACAATTGAGGTTAATATGGGTAGTAAAAAAACTCCTGATATAAAAAAGTTTAAAAGAAAAGATGGCCAACCAAAGTTACCGTTGGTAAAAAATTCTAACGATATTTTTCCAGGTTGGGTACACCAAGTTGCTCTTGGCGAAAACCTAGCAACAAACGTTAGGGTTAAATCAATTGTTAAAAAAATACCTTTAGGTCCTTTAGCAGAAAACGCTTACGCAAGTAAAAAACACCCTTCGCAATATATTGAGTTTTTAGGTAATTTCTTTTCTTTAGGTAAAGACGAAACTTTTAATGGTGATGTTACTCAACTAGAAGGAGATGCAGAAGCTCAAGTAGAAATGAGTAGATCAGCTAGTTTAAAACCAGCAAAAACAGACAAAGGTAAATTTACAACACAAATGGCTAAAGATTTTTCTGGTATGAAGTTTGGGACTACTGCGCCTAGAATTATGCCTAGCCCAACTAAATTTACTTCTAAAGCAAAGGGTTCTATTTCTGATCCTAATTATTTACCAGGTTTGTTACAAAAACACTACCCATCAGGCGTTAAATTTTCTAAATCTATAAGTGAAGTTAATACATTTAACAGTGCTGTTCAAATGTCTAGATCTGCTTTTAAGAAAAATTTTGATTTACGTCAAGCTCAAAAACAAAAAGCCAAAGAATTTGTTGAATCAATATTAAAAAAACCTAAAGGTATCACTGTTTTAGATTTTGATGATACATTAGCTACAACTAAATCTTTAGTTAAATATACTAGACCAGATGGAACTACTGGAACTTTAAACGCTGAAGAATACGCTAGTACATATGAAAATTTATTAGATAAAGGATATACATTTGATTTTTCAGATTTCAACAAAGTTGTAAAAGGTAAGTTAGCACCATTATTTAAAAAGGCTTTAAAACTACAAGGTAAGTTTGGTCCTGAGAATATGTTTGTATTAACAGCTAGACCACCAGCCGCCGCTAAAGCTATATTTGATTTCTTAAAAGCAAATGGTTTAAATATACCTTTAAAAAATATTACTGGTTTAGCTAATTCTACATCGGAAGCTAAAGCACTTTGGATAGCTGATAAGGTTGGCGAAGGTTATAATGACTTCTATTTTGCTGATGATGCTTTACAAAACGTGCAAGCTGTTGAGAACATGTTAAATCAATTCGATGTTAAGTCTAAAGTTCAGCAAGCTAAAGTTAAGTTTAGTAAATCAATGAATAATGATTTTAACAATATATTAGAAGAAGTAACTGGTATTGAATCTAAGAAAAGATTTTCAGCTATTAAAGCTAGAAAACGTGGGGAAAGTAAAGGTAAGTTTAGATTCTTTATACCACCATCACACGAGGATTTCGTAGGTTTATTATATAACTTTATGGGCAAAGGCAAAAGAGGTAATCAACATAGAGATTTTTTTGAAAAAGCTTTAATCAGACCATTAAATAGAGCATACAGAGAGTTAAACGCGGCTAAACAATCTATAGCTAATGATTATAAATCATTAAACAAACAGTTTGAAAACATTAAAAAGAAATTAACTAAGAAAACTCCAGATGGTGATTTTACATATCAAGATGCTATAAGGGTTTACTTGTGGGACAAACATGGTCATAATATCCCTGGATTATCCCCAACTGATCAACAAAAATTAGTTGATTTAGTTATGAATGATAGCGAATTACAAACTTACGCTGATATGTTGAACTGGATATCTAAACAAGAAAAGTATGTTGCGCCTACTGAAAGTTGGGAGGGTGGAGATATAAGAACAGATTTAGACGATGCTACTGGTAGAATTGGAAGAGCTGAATTCTTTACTGAGTTTAACGAAAACACAGATATAATATTTTCTGAAGAAAATTTAAATAAAATAGAAGCTGCTTATGGCGCTGATGTTGTTAGTGCTATCAAAGATATGTTGTATAGAATTAAGACTGGTCAAAATAGACCTAGTGGACAAAACGCTCTAGTTAATAAATTCTTAAACTATTTAAACGGTTCTGTTGCTTCGACAATGTTCTTTAACATTCGTTCTGCTGTATTACAGCAAATGTCTATGGTTAATTTCATTAACTTCGCTGATAACAATATTATAGCAGCAGCTAAAGCTTTTGCTAATCAAAAACAATATTGGGCTGATTGGGCAACTATATTTAACTCTGACTTTATGAAACAAAGACGTAAAGGAATTCAAACAGATGTTAATGGTGCTGAATTAGCCGCATCGGTTAAAAACGCTAAAAATCCTATTCAAGCGGCAATAAAGAAGTTGTTAGAGTTAGGTTTCTTACCAACTCAAATTGGGGATAATATAGCGATTGCTACTGGTGGTGCTACATTTTTAAGAAATAGAATCAATACATATTTAGAACAAGGAATGACTAAAAAAGAAGCTGAGACTAAAGCTTGGACTGATTTTGAAATATTAGCAGAAGCTACTCAGCAGTCAGCAAGACCAGATATGGTTTCGCAACAACAAGCCTCTCCACTTGGTAAAGTTATACTTGCTTTCCAAAATGTTACATCTCAGTTTAATAGATTAGGTAAAAAAGCGTTTTTAGATATTAAAAATAGAAGGATAACACCTGGTAATACAACTCAATTACAAAGTGATATGTCTAATTTGTCAAGAATAGCCTATTATTTTGCAATACAAAACTTAATATTCTATTCTTTACAATCAGCGTTGTTTATGATGATGTTCGACGATAATGAAGATGATGAAAAATTCTTAAAGAAAAAAGAAAGAATAATCAATGGTTCTATTGATTCTGTTTTAAGAGGTACTGGTGTTTGGGGTTCTGCTATAGCTACGCTAAAAAACATGGCTATTAAATGGCACGAACAAAGAGATAAAGATTACAATAAAGACGAAAGTGCTGTATTAATGGAAATGTTAAACGTTTCACCTCCACTTGGTATTAAAGCTAGAAAACTAGTTAACGCTGAAAAAACTCTTAATTATAATAAGAAAACTATAAAGGAAATGGAGACGTTTGACATCGACAATCCTCAATGGTCAGCTGTAACAAATTATGTAGAAGCAACTACAAACGTTCCTCTCAATAGGTTATATAATAAAACAATGAATGTTAGAGAGTCTTTGAACAACCAACACGGTGCTTTGGAGCGAGTTTTAATGTTTAGTGGTTGGAGCAAGTGGAATCTTGGCGTTGAAGATGTGGGAAAATCTAAAAAGAAACAAGGATTTGGTGATAAAAAGAAGGTAAGACAACCTCGTATAATACAATATTGAATAGTTGAAAATAGTAAAGAATTCAAAAAATAAGTGATAATATAAAGATGGTGAAAAGACTAATAATAATACTACTGCTTATATCTAATATAGTTGCAGCACAAACAGAAGTGATAGACGTAAAAAAACTTTTAAAGTTTTCTACGTTTTATGCCGCGGTAAATGGTGGTACGTCGCTTTCTGATGTTGATGTATTTTCTGTAGATAATGGTTTATCTACACAAACAATATCAACTCCTTATGATTATAATTTTACCATAGGTTTACGTAAGATAGCAAGATTTGGATATGAAAATAAAGCTCAAACGTTTTATGATGGAACGGAATCTAATTACAGTGACGCGGCAACTGTAGGTAAAGTTAGAGGAGTTGAGTATTTATTTGAAGTAGATTATAAGCGACAAGAAGGCGTAGACTATATGGATCAACACCACTTTATTAGATTTAGTTCTGACGACGGTTGTCCTGACGAATTATGCGTTAATTTCTTTGCTTTAAAGTTAGAATACTTAGAAGATGGTTTTGCAGATATAAAATATTTTGAAGCATCAGAGAGATATAGACATCGTAAATCTAAACACTTATCATGGAATGTTGGTTTAACACATAGATTAGCGGAACCATATGGTTACAACGCTTTAGATGAATGGATGCTTGATAACGGCAATATACATTATACTTATTTAGCGTTACAAGAAGGTTATACGGTGGATGTGTAT